TTCCCTTGACCTCACTGGAAGCACGCGGATGAGCCAAGGCAGCGTCTAACTGCATCTTGGAAATCGTGCTAAGTGTCATCTCTATTCTCCTCGTGATCCCAGCGGATCACAGCTTAAGTGCATGCTTGCCAATTACTTCCTCACGCAACTCCGCCCGACTCCGCTTGGCATTGGCGGGGTCGCGCTTGATTCTCTTGTTCACCTCGGCCTGCACAATGTCTTCAGCTAAGTCCGTTTTCGGTGATTTGATCGCATCTCGCTTGGGTGCAGCAGACTTAACATTTACGGAACCCTTACAGGACCAGCCCCTCTTCTCGCAAACCTTCTGCACATGTCCGCGACCACCAGTTGCCGGAACAAAGGCATCCGGGTCTCCAGGAAATTGTGCCAGATTGTCCATGTAAACGTCATGCGCGCCTGGGTTGTATCCGTGCGCCCTGGCGGAAGAAACAACTTCCATCAAGCTGGCCGTGTCCCCGCCAAACTGCTGGTCCAATGTTCCGTGTCCCTGAAAGAATTCCCTGTCTGTCATGCACCTGGGGGCCGAGCGACTTTTGAGCATGTCCTTCAGCCTGGAGTTGGACGTTCGCTCAAAGTCCTTATCCAGTGGCGGGTCGTAAACCTTCTTCCCGCCCACAAAAGACACTCGATGGCTAACCCCATTCACAACCAACACGTAACTCATTTCTTCCCCTTCGCCTGACGGATCGCCTTCTCTTGCTTGTCAAGCTCGGCAGAGACAAGTTTACTTAACTCCTTGTTGGACTTGATCTCTTCAGCACGAATGAGCGTCCTGGCAGCATCCTCAATCTCATACTTCTCATATTTCTTTTTCTTGCCCTCGGCCGTGGCAGCCTTGCAGCACGAGCATTCCATGTCACTTTCCCTTCTTCTTGTCGGCGCGCACAAATTCCTTGGCCACCTTGCGAGGAGCGCACTTCACTCCATGCTCCTTGGCCCACTTGCGCCCGGACTCGTGGGCGCACATGCGCATGAACCTCTCTTGATCTTTGGATTTAGATGGCATCACTTCCCCTTTGCCGGTTTCTTGACAGCAGACTTTCGGGCTACGTTCACACGAACATCACCCATCCTCTTGGCCGTTTTGACTGACAAGTCCGCCTGATCCTGCTTTTGTGCCAGCGACTGGTCGTGAGTTTCCTCTGAATGTACCAGTGATTGCAAGTGCTTTTCACGGGCGAACTTAAGCTCTTGAGCACGACGCAACTGCTCCATTTGCAAGTCCATGGACTGCTTGGAAATGTCTGCCTGAGCATCCGCGGACTGCTTCTCGGCATTCATGGCAGCCAACATCTGCTGCGCCTGCATGTCCTGTTGACGCTGTGCCACGTCGAAGTCCAATTCCATCTGCTTGCGAGCTGCCTCGGCTTGCATATCAGCTGACTGTCCAGCCGCTTCAGCCTGCTTGGCCTGCACGTCCAGTGACTTGGCTTCCAGTTCCAACTGCTGCTTCTGCATTTCCATCTGCATCTGCATCTGCTGGGCCTGCATCATCTGGGCCTGTTGCTGCTCCTGCTCTGGAGTGGGTTCTGGAATGTTCGGAGTGCGTTCGGCAAACTCCCACTCCTTGGTTTCAATGTCCAGGTTCTTGCCCAGAGACCTAAAGAAACTATTGATGGGGCCAGTGTCGCCCGTAATGTCGGCCTGCTTGGACATTTCCGGCAGCACGTATCCGGCAATCGCCTGGAGATTCGCCAAGTCACGCTGCTTGTTGGGCCTGCGGACAGAACCAGCCTCTACCATGGCGTTCATGTCGCGGACCACAACTTCCGGGTCTTCGTCTGTAATCAGGCTGGTCCACAACTGAGAACCAATCCTTCCCAGCAAAGGATAGACATCCTTGCCCGTAACGTGCCAGCGAGCAGCAAACTTCTCCAAGTTTGCCATCTCACACTGCCAAGACTCAACCTTGCCGGCCATGTACTCAGGTCGAATGGACATGTTCTCTTGCTTCGCCTGGATGTCAGACGCAGTGCGACTCTGTATTCCGCCTGGGTTCAGTCCGTACGCCAGCTCAGTCAATCCGACACGCTTGTCAAAGGACTGGGAAACCCATTCGATCATGCGGAAAATGTCGTAGTTGACAGCTGGTTGCTGCACAAACTGCAGCAAGTCGTTAACACTCTTCTGGGCGGCGTCATTCAACTCAATGAATACTGAGTGGTTTCCGCTCTTGAGTTGGGCCTCAACTTGATCGGCAGCAGAACGGAAGTAGGCCACAATGTTCCTGGATGTCTCGTACGCGCGATCGCACATCACGCTCATCATGACGTTCAAGAACATCAACTCTCCCAGGCCAGTAGATAGCAGCGCTAATGGCCAGCAGGAGTTGGGTTTGCGATAAAAATCCAGCAGCGCAACAGGCCACCTAGAGTCCTTGTAGAATGGAGTAGGCCAAGCAAACATCTTCTTGACCTGCTCGTCATCGGCATTCACGAACTTCTTGATGGGGCAGTTCAGGGGGAACTCAATTCCCTTGGCAACTGCCATGTAAGCATAGTCGCCAACTACGTCATCGAATGCCTGGTCGAGACTGCTGGTGACGTCCTTCATGCGCGTGCCCACGCCACCCTTGGACCAGACCTCGTACCACACAACCAAGTCAAATGTTTTCCCTGCCTGCCGGTACATGGCGTCGTCAGCAGAACTTCTGGTGGCCTGGCTCTCCGCACTTTCTATCGTACCGCGATCCTTGAGAGATCCGCGATCCAACCCGAACTTGTCCTCCAGTTCCCACCAGGGGTTGACGTGCTTGCGGGCAATCCACTTAGCGTCATTTAGGGTGGGGTCTATGCAGTCAGGATCTACAAACAGATTGTCTACACTGTCGTAAAAACACCCGGTGAGATTGCGCTTGGAGTCGGCAAACTTGTAGTTCTCAACCCACGTACAGCCACGGCCCTTCACCAGCGCCTCGGTAATTGCCAGCTCGGAGTGCAGAGACAAGCCTCCGGGCTGCTCTCGCTGCGAGTAATTCAAGTACCGCTGCATCAAGGAGTTGCGAGTAGCCGCGACATTTTCTTCAGCCTGCTGTTCGGCCAATGCCCGCTCAAACAACTGCATCGCCTGCTGGTCATCTGGAGTACCAAACAGCTCCGGGAACAGATCAATCTTGGGATAGTTCTTAATGACCCTGTCCGGGTATCTCCAGTACAAGGCGGGACCAATCACGGCCACCAACTCAAATGCCTTGGCAATCGTAACCTTGAACTTGGGCGCTACTGCCCCGCCCATGTACTTTCTTTGGAAATCAGAGTCCCACATGAACCCCAAGTCTGCATTGAAGAACTGATCGCATTGTGCAGCAACAGCGTTGAAACCAGACTTCGCGCGATGCGCCTCGGAAATGCGCTTGAGCCATCCATCCACAATTGGCGACAAGATGGTGGTTTCTCGTTCTCTAGCCATGCATCACATGCCTTCGTAAATGCGAGCTACAGCAGATTTGCTCAAGCCAAGATTTCGCACCTTCTTGCACACAGTGTCAAAATCAAACTCTTTTGCCAGAGATGTCACCTTCTCCACGGCGTCTTGCGGAAGCGGCTCGTCATCACCAGGAGGAGAGAACCAGGGGTGATAGTCCCAGGCTCCATTGCGAATCGCAGATAACGTAGGGCTGCCGTCACGATCCTTCAGCGACACGTCGGAAATGTGGTACACTGAATTTCGCACCACAATATCTCCACCCTGCCGCGGAAAAATTCCAATTCTGCAAACGCCATTCGTGGCCGATTCCAGCACGATGGCCGGGAATGGATCTGAGTTTTTGTTGCCGTGTTCAAAAAACCAAACAGGGGTAGCTTTCGGGGGAACTCTCATAAAACATCCTCATCCTCTCGCGGGGCCTAAAACTAAAGAACCGTCCTCTTTCTTCTTCTTGTCGTAAGTCTTTCGCAACCTTTCATACAGACTTTGCATCTCACTGGACCTACGCTTGCCAATCCTCGGCGGTATCCATTCTGGGTTTCTGGATGCCCAGTATTCCAAGCAAACTGCCAAGTCCAATTTCTGTCCCTTAGCTGGCTTGAACTCATTGGGAACATTGGACATAGCGTCCTTGACGTATCTCTCCAACTGCATGCAAAGACTTGGACAGTTGTCAACCACAATCCGCAGCCTGGGAAATCCCCTTGGTCCAATTGTCATCCAGGACTGCAACTGTAAGATTCTTCCAGCGACATCATTGCTGCCGGGGGTAAACTGAGCACCACTCTGCCGACATCGCAGACCCAACTCCTCAAAGGCTCGCGTGTAATTCTTGGCAACCGTTACATTAAACCCCATGGGAGTCTGCCTGCCAGCATTGGGGTCAATGATGAATCTCTCGAAAAAGTATCCCTGAGTGTGTGCCAGCACCCTGGTGGCTAGCATGTCAGCCGTGAGCCGTGGAATGTAGATTTCACGATAGGGAACAAAGTAATCGCCCAGCTCCTCAGGAGGAATAGCACAGAGCAGGACGGCAGGGAATGAAGTTCCTGGGTCCAGCACAAGCTCTCTGGTCCAGTCCTCTGGCGGCTCTCCGTTTCTGGATCGCAAGATTCTGCTGAGATCATCGTCACCGTCGGAAGAGATGGCGATTGCCCTGTGAATTGTCGGATCAAAATTGGAGTACATTCGCAGGGTGTCCGTGACGAACTCACCCTCGATCCTGGCACGACGCTCCTCATCACTCCAGCCATCTGAGGCAATCCTAATGCTATCCGCGTCCAGATGCGGGTTCTGGGTAGACTTAAACACCACCTCAACAACTTGCGGAGACTCATCTTGCTCTGCGTCCTTGGCCCTACGAGAAACATCCATGAGCGCATAGTTGGTGATGTCTGGCCAGGATGTCCAGGTAAGCCTTCCCTTATTGTCAATGAGCCGCGCCTGCCATTCGGCGTAGTACTGAGGAAACTTAATGCGTTCGTCAACCCAAATTTCATCTATCGGATCGCCGGCCTTCACGTCACCACTGGAAGTAAATGCGTAGATGTAAGCCAGTGGCTCGTGCGTCTCCGGGTGCCAAATCTCACATTGCGTGAATACGCGCTCGGCCTTGTTTTCCCATCCCCACCCGTTGGGATTTATGAATCGCTGAGGAATTAACGGAGGGGATGGCTTAGCTTCTTTCTCGCGAGCAGCGTCACCAGCGTCCCAAGGGCGATACGCTCTCCAGGCCCCAGTCTTTTGGTCGCGAATGATCTTAAACGCACCAGGACGAAACAAAAGTCGATGCAGCGTTTGGCCTATGTGCCCCTGACCAAGGCCAATACACCACATGATTAAGGGTCGGCCCTTCTGCCAAGGAAGCCGCACGTCAACCTGTTGTCCGTCTGGCCCGAAAACTGACCTGTCAGTGGCAATGGCAGCAAACCTAATGGCACCAACTACGCTCTTGCCGCTGTTGTGGCAAACAAACCCGTCTCCAATGTAGCTTCCAGTACTGGTGGTAATCCCTACAAATTCTCTCTGTCCACACTTCGCCACAGACTTAACGCGGTCCCACCAAAATGCAGCTGGAATGTGTGGCGTTGCCCTCTTTGACAATCGCCTGTCCACAATCTCCTGCAGTTTCCTGGCCTTCAACTCCTCCGAGAATCCAATAGACCTGGCGTAGTTGACTACATTTACTCCGGAAATCGACAGCCTGTAGTTGCTGCTTTTCTTGCCTTGCTCTGGGCAGGGAGGGTACACGCGAAAGGAACACTTAACTCCAAACAGCAGCAGGATATACTGTAACTTCCTTCCCAGAGAAATGTCAGCTCCAACAATCACCACATTTCCGTTAGATTCTGATACATGGCCTTCGGCATCCGCTATCCCTCGCACATACCCTGCTAGATCCCACGGAGATGAACTCATTCTCCACGACTGGTGTGCAATCTTAAATGTCAGATCGCACCACTCTAGGCGAACTCCATTCTCTGAGGAAACTGAGTGGCCTGCATATCTAACTCCGCGATACAAAAGATATTCCTTGGTCCACTCCAGCAGAGACTCTGCCGCGTGGCCGTGCAATTCCATGACTCCCCACTTGCCCTTTAGCGACCCATCCCCCTCCATGAGCCCGTGAAAGTAGGAATCATCGTCAATCTGCCCAGACCAGCCAGCATACGGACCACCACCAAGTCTAACATACCAGCCCGGCTGAAGGTCACTGAGATTTACCCAAGCTGCCTTTTTGTAGTCCGGGTCAACTGCGTTGTGCCATCCCCTTTCTGTAGGAGGGCATGCCCACACAGGATGGTCGTGCGTACCGTATGTTCTGTACCCCCTCTTGGTAGTAAGCTTGTACGAATCATCAG